ATGCGCCGGAACACAGTTACGAAGCTAAAAACGGATCGTTCCGTGAAAATGGCCTGTCAGGACAATCTGGCATTCATGCGTCCGCTGGCTGATGAAAGCGTTCAATTGATCGTCACATCTCCCCCTTACAACATCGGAAAATCCTACGAGCGACGGTCGCCCCTTGTCGAATATGTCAAGACGCAAGCGCAGGTGATTTCAGAATGCGTTCGCCTGTTGGCGGATGGCGGTTCGCTATGCTGGCAGGTTGGAAACCACGTCGATAAGGGCGAGATTTTCCCGCTCGACATGGTGTTGTATCCGATCTTCAAAGAGCATGATCTACGCCTGCGAAATCGTATCGTCTGGCATTTTGAACATGGGTTGCATTGTCGGAAGCGTCTATCTGGACGTTACGAAACAATCCTATGGTTCACCAAGGGCGACGATTATCAATTCGATGTCGATCCAATCCGGGTTCCGTCAAAATATCCGGGCAAAAAGTATTTCAAGGGACCGAAGGCTGGCCAGCTTTCATGCAATCCTCTTGGCAAGAACCCCGGCGACGTGTGGGCAATCCCGAACGTGAAATCCAATCACGTCGAAAAGACTAGTCATCCCTGCCAATTTCCCGTTGAACTAGTCGAGCGGCTAGTCCTGTCATTGACTAATCCCGGCGACGTAGTGTTCGACCCCTATATGGGCGTCGGTTCGAGCGTCGTTGCAGCGGCAATGCATGATCGCGTCGGCTACGGATGCGATGTAGTGCAAGAATATGTGGATACTGCATGGGATCGCGTTCACGCACTTAGGGCTGGAACGCTGAAGACCCGTCCGATGAATAAACCAGTTTATGACCCCACGCTGCCCAAGGGCGGTCACTGATGCAAATTGTCCAGTATTATTCGCATCTGAATGGCTTCGAGTTCATCAAGTATCACAAACCACAGATTTGGGATGAGTTTGAAGCGGTAATCGCTGCGCTCGACGCGGAGAAATGTCGAACGAAGGCGTCCGCCGAAGCTCGGAAGGAAGGGCGGACGTTGTATTCGCCCACCGATATGAACCGTGAGTTCAAACGGCTGTTCGAAGATCACGATTGGACAGAACGGCGCGTTACCAACTGGCTTGCTGAAGATACGACATTGCTTCGCGAAATCATGCAGCTATCTCCAGCGGAACAGAAGGAAATGATCGAAGCCAAAGGGCTTGAACCGATCATGACCTATAACCAAACCGATTTCGTGAAAGATCGCGTTGCAGTTGAAATTCAGTTCGGAAAATATGCTTTTGTCGCCCATGATCTTTTTGTGAAGCATATGTCTTTCTTCATCAGCGATGACATTGATGTTGGAATTGAAGTCGTTCCGATGAAGTCGATGGAACGGGAAATGTCATCGGGTGTCCCTTACTATGAACGCGATTTGTTCAATCTGATGCGGCAAGGGCGCGGCATTCCAGCCGTGCCAATCATCTTGGTTGGCGTTGCACCATGATGGCGGAACCTACGCCTGCCATCATGACCATGCGATCCAATGCCCAGCATAGCTAATTATTGCGTGTCCCAGCTCGGCTGATGGCGGTCTGGGCCTTGGCAAGCTGCTGGGCTTCGGAACGGCGGAAGGTATCCGGGCGTCGGCTATCAAGGGCCTGCCCCACGGCATCAGCGATTTGACGGGCAACACGGGCGTCCTGTCCGCCCGACACGTTCACGTTGACGCTGGGGGCATAGGTGTTGGACAGGTTCGCGCCGATCCTGCCGCCCGTGGCGAAGGCCGGGGCCTTCCCGCTGTTGATGGCTTCCAGCAGGGGCAGATGCTTCCGGGTGGCCTTGGCGTTGATGACATATTCCCCGTTGCTGGCCATGATGGGGATGCTGTCCGATGTCCCGGTGCCCGGTCCCCGGATATGGCCGCCCTCGGCAAAGCCGAATATCTTGCCGATGCCGCCAAGGATGGCCCCGAAGCCTCCCCCGCCGCCGATGGACAGCCCGGCCATCGGGCCGCTGTTCAGGATCATGGCTTGCAGGGCCATTTTGATAAGGGCGCTGGTCATATCGAGTATGGACTGCCGGGCGCTCTTGGTGCCGGTGATGACGCCATGTAGGGCGTCCACGGCACTGTCCCCGAAGAACCGCGATAGCTCGGCGGCGTTGCGCTGGGCTTGGGCAAAGGCCGTGGTGGCGGCTTCGGCAGCAGCCATGCCTTGGGCAAGCTGGGCGATCTCGGCGCGCTGGCCTGCTGTCAGTTCAATGCCCTGCTGCTGGGCCTGATTGAGCATGTCCTGTTCATGCCGGAAGGCGGATGCGGCTTGCGGGTCCATGCCCATCGCCTGCAACTCGTTGCCCTGATCGCGGATGAAGTTCCGGCCATCCCCGACAATATCGGCATATCGGTCCTGCCGGTCCTGTTCCTCCTGCGCCAGCCGGTGGGCTTCGGCCCGGTCCACGGCGGCGATGGCCAGCCCTTCCATCAGGGCAAGTTGTTCCCGCAAGGCCGCGTTTTCGGTGTTCACCAGTTCGGGGAATTGCTGGCGGATGTTGGCGATGGCCTGTTCCTTGTCCGCCTGAACGTCCAGCCCTTCGGCGCGTAGATCGGCAAGGCGAAGCTGAAGCCGCAAATCATCGGTGGCCTGCTGGATGCGTTCCTGAAGGCGCTTTTCGGCATCCGCCGCCCGCTCGGCATCGGTCCTGCCGGTGCGGGTCCGCCCGGTGCCGGTGGGCCGTCCCCCCGATGCGGCTGGGGCGCGGGGGTTGGTGGCGAACCGCTCCAGATTGCGGGATGCGTCGGCAATCGCAGCATCATAGTCTGCCATGGCCCCCCGAAGCTGGGTCATGCCCTCCTGAAGCTCGGCTTCCGGGTTTTCCAGCACGCCGATGGAACGGCCCAGCCGGGTGAAATCCGCAACCCATCCGTCAAGGCTCAAGATCGCGTGGCGGATGGAACCGTCCCCTTCCACGCGGGCATCAAGGCCGCGCCGGGTCTGCCTCCAAAGGTCGCTATACTGGACGCTGGCCTGCTGGCGCTTGGCCTCCAGATCGGAAATCAAGGCCGCCTGCCGGGCGCGAGCCAGATTATACAATTCCTGCGCCGCTTCGCCCACGGCCCCGGCGAAGGACCGCACCTTGGTTTCCGATGCGGCGGCTTCGGTGCCCACGCCCCGGACGCCCGTGGCAGCGCCGTCCGCCTTGCCCCGCGCATCATTCAGCGCACGGGCGGCATCGCTGGTGATGGCCTCCACGCCATCAAGAGCGGCCCGCGTCTTCGCGGTTTCGGATGCCAGCCCGACAAGGGCGACGGTGATGCCGGTGATGGCGATGCCTACGGGGCCGCCGAACGCCCCCAGCAGTGCGCCGCCCACGCCACGGGCAGCAACAGCAGCACGGGCGGCATTGACGACGAAGCCGATGCCCAGCGCGGCGGACAGGGTGGCGATGGCCGGGATAACGATGTCCAGATTGTCAGCCAGCATCTTGATGGCTTCGGCAAGGGCGGCGGTCGCGCCGTTGGACTGATCGGCCTCCCCGAAATACTGGACCATGGCATTGCGAAGGGTCTGGAACGCGGCGCTGGTGGTCAGCACGGACTTGGCGGCGCGTTCCTCCAGCATGGGCGCACCAGCTTGGAACGCCTCGAAGAACTCCCGGCTGGAGACGGTCCCGGCCATGACTTCGGCGCGGAGCTTGGCGACGGAACCGCCAAACCGCTCATTGCCCGCCGCGACGGCCTGAAGGACCGGGAACAGCCCTTCATTGATGGAATTGAACTCTTCGGCCCGGACGGTCCCGCTTTGCAGGGCTTGCGACAATTGCAGCAGCGCGCCCGATGCCTGCTGAACGGAACCGCCTTGCACCTTCACCGCCGCCGATATGTTGTTGGTGAACTTCAGCAGATCGCTTTGCGATGCCCCCAGTGTAGTGGCGGCCTGCGATGCCCGGCCATAAAGCTGGCCCAGCGTTTCCAGTTCCACGCCATATCGCTGCGCCGATGCGAATAGCTGATCCTGCACCAGCTTCAGGTTCGCGCCCTCCACGCCCGCCACGCGAAGGCTGTTCTGGAACCGGGTGTAGCTGTCCGTCAGGGAAATCAGTTCGCGGGCGGAAAAGGCAGCGGCCAGCGAACCGGCCAGCCCCTTCAGGCGATTGCCCATGCCCATGGCGGCGTCCGCCATGCTCTTTTCCATGCGGCGGGCGGACACGCGGGCGCGGTTCTCGATCTTGCCGAAATTGTCATTCGCCGCCCGGTTGGCGCGTTGGAAATTGCGCTCGAAATCCCGGATGCGGGCTTCAAGGGAAACGACAAGCTGTTCTGTTTCAGTGGCCATGATGCGTCCCCTAGAAAATCAACAGGCCATCGGCCCGGTCATCGGTTTCGTAGATTGATCGGGTGTCTTCCCCGGTCGCGGCACGGGCGACGGCCATGGCGGAAGCAACAGCGCCGTCGATGCGGTCCCGGCTCTTGCCCTTGTGGAAGGACTTGTTCCCCGCCTTATCGGTTTCGACAGCGATATTGTCGAAGTTCCAGCGCAGGACGGGATGCCCGCCATGCTGGAATTTGCCCGCGATGATGGCCCGTTCCAGTTCCTTGATGGCCGGGGCCATCGTTATCCAGCCCTGCCGCATCTCGACGGCGGGAAAGCCATCCTCCAACAGGTTGTTCAGCATGTTGCGGGCAAGGTGCGGGTCGAAGGCGATTTCCCGCACGTCGAACCGCTGGCACAGGTCGCGGATGGTGTCTTCCACATGCCGGAAGTCCACGACATTGCCCGGCGTCGGTTCGATGAAGCCCTGTTCCGCCCAATAGGGATAGGGAACGCCATCCCGGTCGGCACGGCGTTGCAGATTATCTTCCGGGCAGAAAAACCAAGGGTGGACGATATAGCCGCCATTGCCGTCCCGCCATGCGGCGACGATGACTGTCAGGTCCGAATTGCTCGACAGGTCCACGCCCAGCCAGCAGGGTTCGCCCTCCAGCTCGGCCAGATCGAAGGGGCTGGCCCCGATGTCATAGATGGGCATGTCCACGAAGGGCGTGGAGCTATGGCCCAGCCAGACATTCAGATGCAGTTGTCGGAAGGCGTCCCGGTCGGCTGGGCTGTTGGCTGCGGCACGGGCGATGCGGCGCAGGCCCGACAGGCTGGGATAGCCATGGGCAAGGCCCGGATTGGCAAGGTGCCACAGGCTTTCGTCCTGCCAGTCCGCATCGGCGGGCGTCTCATACAGGACGGCCAAGGTGCTGGGGTCGTCGATCTCGCCCCGCGCCACGCGGCGGGCATAGTCGATGACTTGGAAGGCGACATTCTCCTGCCCCCGGCCTGCCGTGGTGATGGTGATGCGCAGGCTGTTGTCCACCTTGGCAAGGCCGGTGTCGATCACGTCCCACAGGTCACGCTTCCGCCATGCGTGGATTTCATCGCACAGGGCAAAGACGGGGGTGCGGCCATGCTGGGTTCCCGCGTCATTGGACAGGGCTTCCAGCCATGAACCGTTCGGGAAGCTGATGCGGTTTTTATATTCCTGGAGCTTGATTTGATGGGCGGCGTCGAACCGGACATTGCCCTGTCCCTTGCGCCACAATTCATGCTCCCCGGCCTGAATAAGGCCGATGGCTTCCTGCAATCCAATCTTGGCCTGTTTCTGATCGGCTGCGGCTAGCAGGACTTCGCCGCCCGGCACGGCTTCCGGGCCGATGGTGTGCAGCAGGGTCAGGGCAGCGGCCAGACTGGTCTTCCGGTTGCCACGGGGCACCATGATGACAACGGACTGGATGATGCGATTGCCGAACTTGTCGCACGGGCCATAAATCTGGCGGACAATCTTTTCCTGCCACGGGTCTAGCTGGAAGGCTTGGCCCGGCAGGCGGGACTTGGGGTGCTTCAGGCCGCGAAGGAAATCGACAGCCCGCTGCCCATAGCCGAACGGGTCCGGGATGTCCGGGAACGCATTGGCGATGCAATCAGTGTCACGGGTGCAATCACTTGGCCGCCGTTTGCGGATACGGATGCGCCCGCTGCGGCGGGGCTTGGAAACAAGCGGGTCAGGCGGTGGAGCCTTGGGCTTCCTGCGGATGACGATGGCCACGGTTCATCCCCCCGTCGCCATGCAGCGCAGTTCCAGCCCTTCGCGCCGTCCAAGTTCCTTGATCTCCTTCACGTTGAAGATGGCGGAACCTTCCTTCACGCGATCGGCAAGGGTCAGGCCGTCCATGTGCCGGATGCGGAATATCACGGCGGTTTCGCTGCTGGCCCCGAACGCCCGCATGAACTCTTCCGTGGTGGACTGGATGCGCTGCGCCCGCACGGTGGCGACGGTGGCCCAACCCGAAACGGGGGTGCCGAAGTCGTCCACGGTCGTTGTGACGCGCTCGATGGTGATGCTGCGGTCCAATTTTCCGCCACGCATTATTCGGCCCTCCCGAACTCGCCATGCTGGGCGCGGACAGCCCGGCGATAGACAGCATGGGCAACTTCAGCCGTGGCGTAGGTTCCAAGGTGCTGGGTCTTCCCGTTGACGGTAATCGCGGCGCGGTATTTGTCGCGGAACCTGCGGACGCCCTTGACGCCAAGCTGATTATTCTTCGCCACGCTCTGATTGCGCTGATTTTCGGACTGCGTTGCCGGGCGCAGATTTTCCCATGCGTTGTTGGCTGGGTTGCAGTCCCGATGGTCAATCTGGGCAGCGGGCCAGTCCCCGTTCATGTAGAGGAAGGCCAGCCGGTGGATGTAATAGCTGCGGCCATCCACCTTTGCGCGTAGGTGTCCGTCCTTATCCGGGTGGCCCAAGGCATCCCCGGCCTTGGCGTTGCCAGCCCGGTCGCGGTTGACGCGCCAGCGCATGACGCCCGTCTCCGGGTCATAGTGGGCAAGATCGCGGAGCCGTTCGGCGGTGATGCTCATGGCACAAGCTCCACAAGCTGGGCTTCCACGCTGATGATGCCATGCGAATGCAGGCCATCGGGGTCGCGGATGAAGCGGCTGGAGGTGATATGCAGGTCGGCAACGGGGTGCCCGTCTATGGTGTAGAAGGGCGTCCGAAACGCGCCCCATAGTGCGCCCGCCACGCCCTTCACGAAGGCCAGCCCCGGTTCGGTCGCCCACAGATGCAGGTCCGAATAGACGACATGGCGATGCCGCATCAGGCCGTCGCCCGGCACGGTCTGGGCCTCCCCGATGATGATGGACGGGAAGACTTCCGGGCGGCTGTTCTTGTCCAGCACGTTGGCGGCGGGCACCAAGGCCGTCACGGCGGGGGTGCCGATCAGCCGGGCGCGGACGGCTTTCTGAAGGGCAAGGCTGGGTTCCATCATCGCGCCTCCCGCACGGCCTTGCGGATGGCCCGTTTGACGCGGTTGGCGATGCGCTTCCGGGTGAGGCGATACGCTGGCCAGAAATAGGGCTGTGCCGGGGCGTCCGCCGTGCCGTATTCGACAAGATGGGGATAACGCACGTCGCTACCGCCCGCCGTCACCAATACCTGATTGTCACGGGCGACGGTGGAACCGCCCGGCTGGCTATAGGGCGGCGTGGACTGTCCGGGCGGGGTGACGGCGATGCTGTCCTTCAGCGCCCCGGTGTCTTCGGGGGCAAGGTGCCGCATCCGCTGGGCCAGTTCCTCCCCCGACTGGATCAGGGACGGATGCACGGCGGAACGCACGGCCTTGGGGATGGCCGCAAGGCGTTTGGACAGGCGGGATAGCTGGGCACTCATCAGAACGCCCAATCGCGATAAGGGGCCATCAGGGCGAACAGGCCGGGCGACACGTCCACCATGTTCAGCCCGACAATCGTGGCTTCCCGGTTCTCATAGAGATGGGCGACAAGCTGCCGGGTCGCTTCCTTAAGCGGTTCGGGGGTGCCGTCCGGGAACGTCTCGGCATCGTCCAGCGCGGTCCCAATGTAGAGCGCAATCCAGCCTTCGGCAGCGGCGATCTTGTCGGCAATCAGGGTGTCGTCTGCATCGCTGGTGATGTTCATATGGGCCTTGGCATCGGCCACGGTGATGATGGTCATGCCGTTTCCCCTGATTGAAGATGATGCGCGTGCCTCCCCACGCCGGTCCCCAAGGGATTGGCGAAAGTTCCGGCATACCCCCCGGTCATGGTGGCGCTGGGCTTGAAGGTGGAGGCGATGCGGCGGATGATGATGCTATTGCGGCGGCGGACGTGGACTTGGACGCGGATGGGGTCCAGCGGCGTGGTCAGGGCCTTTTCAACGGGCCATTGATAATGCCCCACGCGGGCGGCCAGCGTCTTCTGGCTGATGCCAAGTTCCCGCGCCCAATCGGCAATGGTCATGGTCCGGCCCGCATAGGTCAGCAGGCAGGCATGGCGTGGAGGATCGCGGAAAGCGGCATTCGCTGCCCGTGCCTCGGCTGCTTCCATGATGCGGGAACCGGATATGCGGCTGCGAAGCGATGTCTGCGGAAGGCCGGTCAGTTCCGCATGTTCGCGGATGGACAGCCAGCGTCCCCGAAACCAATAATGCTTCGCCTTGCGATGTGGGCGCAGGCGGTTGCAAGCTATGGCGTCCTCCACTGTCATGCCATGCTTCAGGACGCGCTGGCGCAGCGTTTCGGGCGGCGTGTT